TGCCGTCCCTCGCCGGCGTCGGCAGGTAGCCGGCACGTATGCCGTGGTGGACGACGTGCGCTTTGGCCGGCAGGCCGTCGGCGCGCAGTGCTGCTAGCAGTTCGCTCAGAACCATTGGTTCTCCTTCGGGAAGCCGGCCTGAACAGCGTGTCCAGGCCGCGGGACTGCCCCCGCACACCGGGGCGTTGACAGCCACCGGGCGAAAGGCGTACAGATACAAACGCGCGTGGCCGCTCTGCCATCCATTGGCAAACTGTGCTCCGTGCAACCAATCCAGAACCGCCTCGCGTTTTCCTTGGCCGGGAGCGCGAGGCGTTTCTTTTGGGCTATCAGAACGATTGAACTTTATGAGTCAAGCGTCTTTTTTTCATCATACCAAAATGTACGGGTGTGCGCTCACGTCAGGGCAGTCTCCACCGCGGTGGAGAAGGAGCTGAACTGGCCGCTCAGGCCGGCGAGAACGTCGGCGGTAGCCTCGGCCACCATCATGCAGCCGGCCGCCGCCCGCACCGCCATGAATACGCTGCTCTTGCTCCAGGCGTTGCCTCGCCGCGTCACCAGGCCACGGGCGTTCAACTCGGCCGCCACGTCCAGCCAGCTCTTGCCCTCGCGGCGCAGCCGCAGGGCCTCGGCCACCGCCATGCCGTTGTGCTGCCTCGCCGCCTGAGTCCGCAGTTCAGCGGCACGCCGCACTCCCCGCCGGGAGCCTGCCAGCCGCTTGGCCTCCTTTCCCCGCCAGTGGCCAGGCCGGCTCGAGCCGAGCAGAACACCGCGCCGCTTGGCCGCCGCCAGGGCGGCCTTGGTTCGCTCGCTGGTAGCACGGGCTTCTTGCTCGGCCACCGCGGCCAGAACGTGGAGGGTGAAGGCGTTGGCGTGGGGATTGTCCAGTGCCACGAACTCCAGGCCCGCTTCCATCAGTGCAGACAGAAACGCGACGTTGCGGGCGAGCCTGTCCAGCTTGGCCACCACCAGGCAGGCCTTGGCGGCGCGGCAGTGGTTCAACGCCTTGCCCAGCTCGGGACGGGCGGCCTTCTTGCCGCTCTCCACCTCCACGTACTCGGCCACCACCTTCAGGCCCTCGCGTGCGGCGTACTCGGCCACCGCGGCACGCTGCGCCTCCAGCCCGAGGCCCGAGGCCCCTTGCTTCTTGGTGCTCACCCGCAGGTAGGAAACCAAAACCTTGGAACGCTCCACTCTCGGCACCTGCTTCCACGTCTTGCTCATGGTTCTGGCCTCCTTTGTTTGTCGTGCCACCATCGTACAAACATTCTCACTGTCCGTCAAGAGTGATTGAACGGCATGTTCTTCGGCAGTCCAGGGCGGCCACCGGGAGCAAAAGAGCTGAACCGCGCCGCGTGCTGCCGGCTCGGGCGGGCGGTCTGCCGGCGTCCATCCCCGAGGCGGTGCGTCCCCTCCCCCCCTGAAAACTCCCGGCGGCGCGGCCAGGGGGGAACAAACGGTTTTCGTTCAAGCCCTGCGGAAGGCGCGCCCCGCCCCGGCCTTCCGCCAGTTTTGGGAAACCCGTCACGCTGTCACGGGTTGCGACTTCGGGGTGCAGGCTGGCCGTTCAGGCGGCGCGGCCGGCCTACCCCGGTGGCAAAACCTGCGCCGGCGCACGCGGAGCAGAACCGAGCGGTTTCTGCCCCGGGACGGCCGGCAGATTTTGCCCGCCATCCCTGCCGGAAAACGCCGCGGGATTTCGACCGGGCGCACGCGCGGTAGACCGCACGCGGTTTATCCCGAACGGCCAGAAGTTTTCGCCGGCGGAAAAACGGCGTCGGGTTTCCGCGGCACGCTCGCGCGAGTAAGCCGGGCGGTTTCCACTGGCGAGGGACGGCAGATTCAGCCCGCCCCCGTCAGCTCAGGCCACCCTTAGGCCACCGGCAGCGGCCTCTTGCTCGGCCTTCTTGGCAATCGCCAGCGCGTGCTCCAGGGCGGCCACGTACCCGGAGAAGCCGCTCTTACGAGGCGACACCCGAACCGCAGCACCAGGCACTCGGTAGTTCGTCGGCCTCGCCAGGGCCGGGCGGCGGGCCTTCTTGGGCTTCCTCTTGCGGGCGGCCTTGGCCACCTGCTCGGCCGTGGGCTCCTTGCCGGCAGCGTCGGCCACCGCCTCCTGCCAGGCGCCCACCTGCTTCTCGGGCGGCAGGCCAGACAGCTCTCGGGCGACTCGCTCGGTACGAGGAACTCGGCCGGTTTCCCTCAGGGTGGCGCACGTCCTTGCGGCCTCAATTAGTTGGAGAACGCGGCGTTCAGTCAGGCCCAGCTCAGCCGAGCACCAGGCGTCCCACGTCGGTGCCGCCAGCCGCCACAGCTCCTCGGCCTGAATGGCCGCCAGGGCCTCGCCTGTCTCGGCAAAGGCACTCAGCCCCCGTTTCGCGGTGGCCGTCAGCTCGGCCAGGCGAGCACGTCGTGCCACGTCGTCGGCCTCCCTTGCCCCGTTCTGCCGCCTGTCGAAAATGCCCATTGGTTGCCCCTCCAGCACGTACTTCGTCCCGAGGGTGGCGCGGCCGTTTGTCGGCCACCGCCGGGCGGGCCTTGAAGGAGAATCCGGTGCTCGCGGCACACCCCGCACAACGCCACCGCCGCGCAGCCGGCAGGGTGGTGCGCAACAAAACCCGAACCACTGGTTCCGGTTTTGTTCCACGTCCGAACCAGCGGCTCAGACGAGGCGAAAGAAAGCCTGTCTCGGCCGGCGATTTTCGCACCTGAGGCCCCCGCCGGCGTCGGCCAGGAAGGAACCCCGAACCGGGAGAGAGTCAGCCAGGGGGGCATTTTCGCAGCCAGTGGCGCGGCCCGAGGCGAGGCCGGAAGAACCTGCCTAGACTGCCCAGAATCCCGCCGCCGCTTCTCGCCGGCCAGGTGGCCTCGCCGGCCCGAGCACCCAGAAACAGCGTCCTGCGGCCGCCAGACTGCACCCACCGGGCGAAACGAGGAGTGCGCATAGTGCGCACAGTGCGCGGGGTTTTCCGAGACTTTTCCTATGCGCTCTCCTATGCGGACTTTCCGAAAAACCATGCGCACTATGCGCACTATGCGCACTCAGGGGGCGGGGTAGTTCTCGGCCAGGAGAGCGTCGGCGGCCCGTTCAGCCTGCCGTGCCAGCTCCTCCAGGGCGGCCTCGCTGGCCGGCTCGGACTTCAGGAGCTGCTCCACCGCCGCCTCGGCCTGCCGGGCCAGTTCCTCGAGGGCCTCAGGGGCCGGTTCAGGAAACTCCCCCTGCCGCGGTGGCGTTGTCACAGTCCGTCGCGCCGGTTGTCGAGGATGCCCAGGCCGCGCCGCACAGTCTTGCCCCGCCACGGGCCTGCCGTCGGCCTGTCGCCGGCGTATCCGAGCCGCTCCAGTGCCAGCCCGAAAGCCGTGCCAGACAGAACGTACTCGCCCCGGTCGTCGCACCACTTCTTGTACGAGGCGTACAAGTCCGCACCCACCACCACCGCCGTGGGCTCCTTCAGGCAGCACTCAGCCAGCCACATACCGAGCACGTCGTTCTCGCCGCGGTACTCCTTCGTTGCCGCCACCACTCCAGCCGGCGGCCTGAGGCCGCCTTGCTCACGCCACTGGACGAAGCCGGCCAGACACCAGTTCAGGATTCCGGCACGCTCGGCCAGCAGCTCCTCCTTCAGCCGCTTGTTCTCGGCCGCGCCATCGAACCGCCGCAGCCACGGCGTGAGCATGAGCCGCCGCCAGATTCCCTCGTCTGTCCCCCGCACCAGCGGCTTGTGATTCGCCGCGACGTGCAGTTTCCAACTCGGCTTCAGCGGCCAGGCGTCCTCGTACAACCGGCGGGCCAGAACCGTGTCGCCGCCTGTCAGGAGCTTCACGGTGGCCTCACTGAACCGCACGCCGCTGTCGGCCTCCACTGCCGTCACCAGGCGTTTGCCGGCCAGGGCTGCGAACTGGGTTTCCACCTCCTTGCCGCGGTTCCCTCGTACCAGCAACATCTCCAGTGGCGCAGGGCCGGCGTAGGTGCCGAGGATCTCGGACAGCACCATGAGCATGGTGCTCTTGCCGTTCCTGCCCTCGCCGTAGTGCAGCCACAGCACCTGCTCGCTCACGTCAGCCGACAACGCGAGTCCGCAGGAGCGTTGCAGGAACGCCGCCAGCTCCTTGTCGCCGGCCGTCACGTCGTCAACGAACCGCCGCCAGGTGGGGCAGGAGGCCGCCGGGTGGAACTCCACCGCGGCCAGGTGCGTGAGCAAGTCGGCCTTGCCGTGCTCACGCAGCTCGGACTTCTCCAAGTCCAGCGTGCCGTTCTGGACGTTGAGCAGGTACGGGTGGCGGTTCAGGGCCTCGGCATGGGTGACAACGCCGGGTTCAGAACGGGCCAGGCGAACCGCCGCCTCAATGCCACGGGCCGAGGCCGCCGCCTTCACGAACGGCACCACCGCGGTACGCCGCTCGCTCGTCAGCTCGGCCAGCTCCCGCCACAGCTTGTCGCTGACCTGCTTTGCTACGTGGGTGGCGGCCAGCCCGTTGTCGTGCTGCCAGTGGCGGCCCGTCCAGGCCAGCCAGGCGTTCCACTCCCGCACGTACCTGAGCGTCCCGTTCGCCTCCAGCACCAGGCGTCGCGCCAGCCCCACGTCGGTGAGCGTGCTGCTATCGTTCAGCGCCGCCGGCCCGGTGCTCGGGATTCCGTTGGGCAGTGCCACCACCGCCGCCGGCGTAGCCTTCTTGGCCGCGCGGCCAGTGTAGAAGTCCGTCCTCCCCTCGTACGCCGTGTCCACCGTGAGGGAAAGGTAGGTGCGGCCGCCACCGCGCGGCTCGTTGAACTTGTCGCGGTTCAGGCCGCTGGCCTGCATGAGCCGCGCCACCTGAGCCTCGCCACCAAGGCCGGCGTAAAACGCCAGGTGGTTCGCCAGGGCCTGGTCGGCCTCGCTCTGAGTTGGGTACTTTCCTTCCCACTGCCCGGCCAGGAGTGCGTCTACGGCAGCGCCGGACGAAGAACGCCGCGCGGCCGCCAGCACGTCGTCGTCGCTGAGGCCCCGATTTTCCGAACCTGTCTGGAGTCGGCCAGCACCCTGAACGGCCGGCAGACGCGAAATATGGGCCTCGGTTTTCCCCGCCTTGGCCTTCCGCCGCTCCTTCCCCGCCGCAGTGGCCGCTTTCGCCTCCTCGTACAGCTCGGCCAGCACCGCGCCCCCGTCGGCCACCGCGGCCGGCGTATCGGGCAGGCGGAAGCCTGTCACTGTCACGTACGCCCCTTCGGCGTACAGCTCGTACCCGGCGGCCTTGCTCGTCACGTTGTCGCCAGGCAGCTCCCCCTTCACGAACACCCGCACTCCGCGGCCACTGGGGGAGAACTCGGAGTACGAGTTGAGGCGGCGCACCATATCGGCCACGTCGGGCCGCAGCTCCCGCGTCACGTCGTCAACGCACTCGTCAAAGTCCAGCGCCACGAAGCCGCCGCCTGTCACGAAGCCGAGGCCGTCCACCGGGGCGGAAGCGTGCGTGCGGTGGCGGTGGTACGCCTGTTCCGCGGTGGCGTAGTCTGCCCACTGAGCTGGCGTTGTCTTGCTGAGGCCCCTGCTCGGCCACCGGGCCTGCATGGGCTTCTTGGTGAGCGTGCCGTTCTTCGTCGGCTCGCGCCGCCAGACGCACCACCGCGCCGCGGCCTTCAGCTCGGACGGCACATTCTCGGGCTGAACAGGCACAACGTCTGTGGTGGCAGTCAGAACCATTGGTTCTCCTTCAGGCTGAAGCAGTGGCGGCCTTCTTGCGGCCAGGCTTGGGCAGGTTCCTCAGGTACGCTCGGCAGGCTTTCACGTCGGTGGCCGAGAACCTGAACCGGCCGCTGCCGTCCCTCGCCGGCGTCGGCAGGTAGCCGGCACGTATGCCGTGGTGGACGACGTGCGCTTTGGCCGGCAGGCCGTCGGCGCGCAGTGCTGCTAGCAGTTCGCTCAGAACCATTGGTTCTCCTTCGGGAAGCCGGCCTGAACAGCGTGTCCAGGCCGCGGGACTGCCCCCGCACACCGGGGCGTTGACAGCCACCGGGCGAAAGGCGTACAGATACAAACGCGCGTGGCCGCTCTGCCATCCATTGGCAAACTGTGCTCCGTGCAACCAATCCAGAACCGCCTCGCGTTTTCCTTGGCCGGGAGCGCGAGGCGTTTCTTTTGGGCTATCAGAACGATTGAACTTTATGAGTCAAGCGTCTTTTTTTCATCATACCAAAATGTACGGGTGTGCGCTCACGTCAGGGCAGTCTCCACCGCGGTGGAGAAGGAGCTGAACTGGCCGCTCAGGCCGGCGAGAACGTCGGCGGTAGCCTCGGCCACCATCATGCAGCCGGCCGCCGCCCGCACCGCCATGAATACGCTGCTCTTGCTCCAGGCGTTGCCGCGCCTCGTCACCAGGCCGCGGGCGTTCAGCTCGGCCGCCACCTCCAGCCAGCTCTTGCCCTCCCGGCGCAGCCTCAGGGCCTCGGCCACCGCCATGCCGTTGTGCTGCCTCGCCGCCTGAGTCCGCAGTTCAGCGGCACGCCGCACTCCTCGCCGGGAGCCTGCCAGCCGCTTGGCCTCCTTTCCCTGCCAGTGGCCAGGCCGGCTAGAGCCGAGCAGAACACCGCGCCGCTTGGCCGCCGCCAGGGCGGCCTTGGTTCGCTCGCTGGTGGCACGGGCCTCTTGCTCGGCCACCGCGGCCAAAACGTGCAGGGTGAACTTGTTGGCGTGCTCGTTGTCCAGCGCCACGAAGTCCAGGCCCGCCTCCATGAGCGAGGAGAGGAACGCCACGTTGCGGGCGAGCCTGTCCAGCTTGGCCACCACCAGGCAGGCTTTGGCGGCGCGGCAGTGGTTCAACGCCTTGCCCAGCTCGGGACGGGCGGCCTTCTTGCCGCTCTCCACCTCAACGTACTCGGCCACCACCCTGAGGCCCTCGCGTGCGGCGTACTCGGCCACCGCGGCCCGCTGCGCCTCCAGCCCGAGGCCCGAGGCCCCTTGCTTCTTGGTGCTCACCCTCAGGTACGCCACCAGTACGTTCTTCTTGGCTGTGCTCATGGTCCTGGCCTCCTTCGTTTGTCGTGCCACCATCGTACAACCATTCTCACTGTCCGTCAAGAGTGATTGAACGGCATGTTCTTCGGCAGTCCAGGGCGGCCACCGGGAGCAAAAGAGCTGAACCGCGCCGCGTGCTGCCGGCTCGGGCGGGC